TGACAGGTTAAGAGAACAACCTATTCAACAAGAACAACCAATCAATCCAGATCCTAAAGCTCAAGGTTGGGCTCAAAAGAATACATGGTTTGGTCAAGATTCTGCTATGACTTATACTGCATTTGATATGCATAAAAAGCTTGTAGAAGAAGAAGGTTATGATCCACAAAGTGATGAATATTATACGGAAATTGATAAAAGAATAAGACTTGAATTTCCCCATAAATTTGCTACTAATACAGCACAAACGACTAACACTTCAAAACCTACTCAAACTGTAGCTTCGGCTAGCCGAGCAGGTGGGAAAAGTTCTAGTCGCAAAACTGTAAGACTCACACCGTCACAGGTAGCTATTGCTAAAAAATTAGGTGTGCCACTTGAAGAATATGCGAAACAATTAACCACGAAGGAGGTATAGGCATATGACAAACGATAAAAATAAGACTTCCCGTGCGAGCGAAACTAGGGTTAAAGATGAAAGACCCAAAGTTTGGACTCCACCATCATCTCTGGATGCACCAACTGCGCCGGACGGATTTAGACACAGATGGATAAGAGCCGAGAGTGTAGGCTTCGATGATACGAAGAATATCTCTGGTAAATTGAGATCTGGTTGGGAACTAGTTAGAGCGGATGAATATCCTGATTCTAATTACCCAAAAGTTAAAGACGGAAAATACGCAGGAGTGATTGGGGTTGGTGGCCTATTGCTGGCTAGGATACCCGAGGAGATCGCTAAATCTCGAGAAGAGTACTTTGCACAAAGGACTAAAGATCGAGAAGATGCTATTGCAAACGATCCTCTGAGAGATCAGCACCCAAGTATGCCAATCAGCAAAGAGAGGCAGACTCGTGTAACTTTTGGTGGCTCAAAGAAGAACTAATTATTTAGTAATTCCTAACCACAAAGTTTAAAATAAACTTAAGGAGAAAATAAATATGGCAAACTCAACAAATGCTTTCGGTTTTAGACCGCTAGGCAAACTTGGTGGGAACCCAGCTGCAGGTGGACAAGATCAATATGTGATCGTGGACAACTATAGCTCGTCTATTTATCAAGGAGACCTTGTTAAGCTAAACGTTACTGGTGGAGTTATCGTAGTTGATACTTCAGCTCTAACTAGTATTTTTGGCGTATTCAATGGTTGCTTGATTGAACAAGACCCATCAACTAAAAAACCAAAATGGTCAAATTTTTATGCACAAACGAATATCACACAAGGTGAAATTCAAGCGTTCGTAATTAATGACCCTAACCAATTGTACCTAGTTAAATCTACAGGAACTGCTCTAGGAACTACTGCGGTTGGAGTAACTTTTAAACAAGTATATGCAGCTGGTAATACTAATAACGGTATTTCTGGTGCTTACCTTGATTTAGGAACTTCATCAGCGGCAAGTGCTGGACAAGTAACAGTGGTGAATACTTCACCATTCGTAGGTAACGAAGAGGCTGTAACTAATGAAGATTTCATTGTTAGAATCTCTGCTGGTACTCAATTACTATAACAGGAGAATATAAACTATGGCTATCTCAAGATCACAACTAGTTAAAGAACTAGAACCAGGTTTAAACGCTCTGTTTGGACTTGAATATAAACGTTACGAAAGCGAGCATGAGGAAATCTTCATCAAAGAAACTTCAGATCGAGCATTTGAAGAAGAAGTGATGTTATCTGGTTTCGGTAATGCTGCTATTAAGTCGGAAGGTTCAGGCGTTACATACGATCAAGCGCAAGAAACTTTCACTGCTAGATACACGCATAATACTATAGCTCTTGCGTTTTCAATCACTGAAGAAGCGATTGAAGATAACTTGTATGACAGACTAGCGTCTAGATATACAAAAGCATTAGCTAGATCTATGGCGAATACAAAGCAGGTAACTGCAGCGAACGTATTGAATAACGGATTCAGCACATCTTACGTAGGTGGTGACGGATCTCCTTTATTCTCTACAACTCACGCTACAATCTCTGGAACATTTAGAAACACGCTTGCAACACAAGCTGATTTAAATGAAACATCTTTAGAGCAGTCTTTAATTGACATTGCTGCTTTCACAGATGAAAGAGGTTTAAAAATTGCAGCTCAAGGTATGAAATTAATCATCCCTTCTGAGCAACAATTTACAGCAGACAGATTAATGAAATCTGCTGGCAGAGTTGGAACAGCTGACAATGATATCAATGCAATTAGAAACATGGGAATGATTCCACAAGGTTATACTGTGAACCATTACTTAACTGATTCTGATGCATTCTTCATCATTACAGATGTACCAAATGGCTTAAAGTATTTCGAAAGATCACCGATTAGAACTTCTATGGAAGGTGACTTCGAAACTGGTAACGTAAGATACAAAGCTAGAGAAAGATACAGCTTCGGCTGGTCTGACCCTAGAGGTGCTTTCGGTTCATCAGGCGCTTAATAAATAAGCAATTTATTTAATGGGGTGGGTTTATCTCACCCCATTAATATGATAGAAAGAAAGAGTATGAAAAAACTGTTTAGTGTTAAAATTAGAGCTTATGGTCACATGGCTGATTTTAATGTTATGGCAGAAGATAATGCAGAAAGTATAGAAAAAGCTATCCTTGACAAAATAGGAGAAAATGGGGTATTGTTAAAGGACAGTAACAGGATGTTTTCAACATCTAAATGCTGGATAACCTATGAGGAGGTTGTAGATGACATCAGTTCAAGACCTTTACAAGAAGAAGAGGTCATTAGAACTTGATTGGGAGCAACACTACATTCAAGAGGGTAAATACACTCTTGATATGGTTAAGATTGACGAAAAAATTCGTGAGATCATTAACCAAATTAAAATGACTGAAGCTGATATAGCTTACAGACAAATTAAGGTAGAAATGGCTGCTCCTGAGTTTTCTGTAGCTAGCTAAAACCTAGCTATTTATATCCGAAAATTAGATTTTCGATGCAGGAACCCCTTGCGCTATTTAATAATTTAAGTTATATTTTAACAACTATACATTAACATCTAATGTAGACGAGTATAGTCGACAGCCTAATGACTACATTGGATTATTTAGGAGGATAATAATATGGCAAAAACTACGTTTCAAGGAGTAGTAAGATCTTACGGCGGACAAAATAAAGAGTCTAACGTATTTGCAGGTACAGTTGTTCTTGCAGCTAAAGGAATAATAAATAGTTCTACATCTGTTTATTCTGCAGTAACAGGAATAAATGGAGGAGCAATCGTTCTTCCAGCTGGAGCACAAATTACTGATGTTGTACACGCAGCAACAGGTGCCGCTGACAAAGCATTAAATCTAGGAACTACTTCAACTGCTTCTCAAGCAGCTTCTACTTCAATCGCTAGTGCACTAAGTGCTAACGGTGTTCAATCAGCTTTGGTTGGAAATGATTTAGGAACTTTTGCAACAACTCCACTTACAGTTAATTCAACTGTATATGGTGCAGGAACAGGAAGTTCTACAACTGCTTCTACTACATCTGTAATCATTTATTACGTAATCAGTGATAATGGTAAACCAGGTGAAGTTGGACCAGGAGCTTAATTAAATTCTTAATGGAGCTTCTTCGGGAGCTCCATTAATACAAAGAGAAATTTATGGCAATGAAAAGTGATGTAAAACCAGTCGTAACAAGTTCTACAAATGCAGTTTTATTTACAGGACCAACAAGACTTCGTGGATTTATGGTTCAAGCTGTTGGAAGTTCTGGAACAGCAATTATTAATGGTTTAGTAAATACTACAACTGTTAGTTCTTCAACTAATACACAGGTTTATATTCCAATAACAGTTGGTGCGAATCAAACTGAAACATTAAATCTTCCCGAAGATGGAGTTTTATATGCTGGAAGAAATGGCACAGCAATTGTTGATGGAGTTGGTGTAACAGCAAATAGTAGCGGATTAACTATTACGTTATTTATAGATAAATAGGAGAGTAGATGACTACCTCTGGAACTACTTCATTCAATCTTGAATTAGATGAGCTTTTTGATGAAGCTTATGGACGAGTAGGTATTGGTGGAACTAGAACTGGTTATCATTTAAGAGCAGCAAGAAGAAATCTTAATATTTTATTATCTGAGTGGGATAACAGAGGTGTACATTTATGGAAAGTTAAACTTGCAACTATTCCATTAGTATTAGGACAAGCTGAATATAGTTATTCATCAGATCCTACTAATTATCCAGATGATATTAACGATGTATTAGAAGCTTATATTAGAAATAATACTTCTCCAAATGCTTCATTACCAACAGATACTTCTTTAACTAAAATAGATAGATCTGCTTATGCAGCTTTACCTAATAAATTATCACAAGGAACACCTTCTCAATACTATGTTCAAAGAGGATATAGTCCAAGTATATTTTTATATCAAACACCAGGCACTCAATTTTCTAGTCAAAGCACACCAAGTAATTTTCAATTAAGATTTTATTATCTTGCTAAAATTGAAGATGCTGGAGCTTACACAAACACACCAGATGTTGTTTATAGATTCTTACCAGCTTTAACTTCTGGTCTTTCTTATTATTTAAGTATTACTTATAAACCTGAAAAAACAGAAATGTTAAAATTAGTTTATGAAGACGAAATGCAAAGAGCATTAACTCAAGACTCACAAGCTGCTTCATTATTTATATCACCAAAAACATTCTATGGAGATGGTGTATAATGACAACCTTTGCTACAGGTAAGAAAGCTTACGCTATATCAGATCGATCTGGCCAGCGCTTCCCGTATGATGAAATGGTTACAGAATGGAATGGATCATTTGTTCATACTTCAGAATACGAACCTAAACAACCTCAATTAGAACCTAAAGTTCCAGGCAACGATCCACAAGGTTTATTAAATGCAAGACCGGATAGAACAGAACCATTGTCCGTTGTCCTTTTATCTTACAACCCGCTTCTTGCAACATCTGGGAGCTCTACAATTTTAGTTAATGAACCAGGACATGAAAAGACAACTGGTAATCAAGTAGTATTTACAAATGTAATTGCTGCAAATGGATTTACACAAGCAGTATTAAATACAACAATTGGATATTCCATAACAGTACTTAATAGCAATCAATATAATTTTAATGTAAGTGGAACTGCAACGGCCAGTGGATACTTTGGAGGTAGTAATGCTTCTGTAGGTCCTGCAGCTGTTGCTTTACCTAATAATGCTTTTGAAGTGACAGCAGGAAGTTCTACCATAGAAGTTAATCAACCAGGACATGGTAAAGTAACAGGTAATACGGTTAGATTTGCAGATCTAGTTGTAGTTAATGCATTTCTTACAGCTTCAGGATTTCAACAATCAGTATTAACAACTTCAACTGGATATAGTATAACAGTTGTCAATGTAGATAATTATACCTTTAATGCCTCATCAGGAACTGGTACAATAACTACTACAATTGGCGGAGGATCTGCTACAGCACAGACAATATAAATATGAGTTTAACATACGGACAACTACAAACACAAATTAGAAACTATACTGAAGTAGATAGTAATGGATTATCTGATTCTACTCTTGCTGTTATAGTTCAAAATACTGAAAATAGAATTTATAGAGAATTAAATATTGATGCTTTTAGATTATATGCATCAGCAGTTACAACAGCTGGAACTACAACTATTTCTGTTCCATCAGGACTTCGTAATATTAGATATGTTGAAATGATATCTCCAAGTGGAGAATTTAGTACATTAGAACAAAAAGATAGCTCCTATATGGCAGAATTTAATAATTTTCCTGCTAATTCTACTAGTTATGCAAAACCTAAATATTGGGCCAATTGGAATGAAACTACTTGGTTTGTAGCTCCAACACCTAATACAACTTATGCAATTAATATTGCATATTATCAGCAACCTGCTAGTATAACGTCTACTACATCTGCAACTACTTATGTTTCAGTGTATGCACAGGACGTTCTTTTATATGGTTCTTTAGTAGAGACATATAAATACTTGAAAGGTCCTGCAGATATGATACAAACTTATGAACAGTCTTATCAGCAAGCAGTAAGAACGTTTGGTGATGAGCAGATGGGATTAAGAAGAAGAGACGAGTATGTTGATGGTGAACTTCGTATTCCTTTAAAAAGTAATCCACCATCACAATAAAATTAAGGAGTTAATATGGCAAACATAGTACCAGATAGTTTTAAGGAAGAGTTATTTGAAGCGATTCATGATTTTACAGCTTCTACAGGAGATACTTTTAAAATAGCTTTATACAATACCGTTTCAGGTTTTGCTGCTGCAACAACTACAGTTTATGCTGCAACAATCGGATCAAGTGTTGAAGTGACAGGTACAGGTTATACTGCTACTGGAGCAACTCTTACAAATATTTCACCAACAGTTGCACAGAATGTTGCATTCGTAGATTTTAACGATGTAACTTTTACAACAGCAACTATTACTGCAGCCGCAGCTTTAATTTATAACACAACAAACGGAAGCAAAGCAGTTGTTGTATTAGATTTTGGTGGTAGCAAAACTTCAACAAACGGCGACTTTACTATTCAGTTCCCAGCAGCGAATTCAACAAGCGCA